GCGCTGCACACGCGCGCGTATAACTTGATTTGGAATGAGTGGTTTAGAGACGAAAACCTGCAGGATAGTTTGGTTGTAGATACGGGCGATGGCCCGGATGATCCGACAGATTATGTGATTCAGCGACGCGGTAAGCGTCATGACTATTTTACCAGTGCGTTGCCGTGGCCTCAGAAGGGCACGGCGGTTACGCTGCCATTGGGCGAATCGGCGCCTATTCGCTCTCCGGAGGCCGGAAAGGTGACTGTCTGGGAAGACAGTAGTGGTATCCAAAAGATTATGGATGCGTCTTTAAGCACTGGTATTGTTACATTGAATAATAGTGCAGCTACTGGTGGTAATTTGTATGCTGATTTGTCGGCAGCTACCGCAGCGACAATTAACCAGCTCAGGGAGAGTTTCGCAACACAGCGTTTATTGGAAAGGGATGCACGTGGCGGTACTCGTTATACTGAAATTATTAGGTCTCACTTTGGCGTCATTAGCCCAGATGCTCGGCTACAGCGTCCTGAGTATCTGGGTGGTGGTAGCACTCCTATTGTCATTAATCCCGTTGCCCAGACGTCTGCGACGTCGGCTAGCGGGACTAATACGCCGTTGGGTAATTTGGCAGCCGTGGGAACGGCGATGGCTGCAGGTCACGGTTTTACACAAAGCTTCACAGAGCACGGAGTAGTAATCGGGATGGCGGCCATTCGCGCAGACCTAACATACCAGCAGGGACTGCGGCGTATGTGGAGTCGGCGGACTCGATATGACTATTATTTTCCGGTGTTCGCTCATTTGGGCGAACAAGCGGTTCTTAATAAAGAGTTGTATGTTACGGGCACGTCAACGGACGACGATGTGTTTGGTTACCAGGAGCGGTGGGCCGAGTATCGGTACCACCCAGCGCAGGTAACAAGTTTGTTCCGTAGTACCGCAAGCGGAACGCTTGATGCGTGGCATTTGGCGCAGAATTTTTCTGCGCTGCCGACACTATCGGACACGTTTATTGTTGACCAGCCGCCCGTTGACCGGGTCGTAGCTATCGGCGCGGGCGCGAATGGGCAACAGTTTATTTTTGATTCGTTTTTTGATATTAAAGCTGCACGACCGATGCCGTTGTATAGCGTGCCTGGTTTGATTGATCATTTTTAAGGCGCGACTATGAATCCATTAGTTGGTGCAGCGTTAATTGGCGGAGCTGGGCAGTTATTAGCTAATGAGCAGACAGCTGCGTCTGCTGCTAGGCAGATGCAGTTTCAAGAGCGTATGTCCAGCACCGCATATCAGCGAGCGATGCAAGATATGCGCGAAGCTGGGTTAAATCCAATTTTGGCTGCAAAAGTTGGTGGTGCATCGTCACCAGCTGGTGCGATGAGTCAATATGGAAATATTGGTCAGGCGGCAACACAGGCGTATTCGCAGGCGTCGGCTGGTAGTTTGGCTCGGGAACAAGCTAAGAAGCCGGAGATTGAGATTGCGAAAATGCAAGAAGAGATGTCGAATTTGAGGAGTGACCGCGTGCGAATTGGGTGGTTGGTTAATAAGATTTATTATGAAGCTGATAATGCCCGGAAAACCGGGCGTTTGATTGGTTTTGAAGCGAATAGAGCTGAGCAATTGTGGAACATTGCGACAGAGGAGTTGAAGCTAATTAAAGGCGATGTTAAGGCTATGGAAGAGCTTAACAATATTGGTAGATATTCCAAGCAACTTAAGCCTATTGCTGATTTTTTACTTAATTTGATTGGCGGTGGTGCCGCCGGTTATTTGATTAAAAAAGGTTTTAGCAAGGGCGCCCCGCAGGTAATGCAGCGGGGTTTGTATAAAACACCTGCTGTAACGGGGCGACGATGAAAATACGCAGTAATTGGAATTACGACCCAGAGCTGGCAAGCCTGGAGTCGAGTATTAGTGCGTTTAGTAAAACTAAAACGCAACAGAATTTTAAGGATCAGTGCGATATTAATCGCATTGTTAAGCAGTTCGCTGGTACAGGCGAGCTGCAGCAGCGCCAGGGCACGCCGCTGAGCGCTGAAGAGTTTGTAGGTGTGATGGACTATCACACGGCTATGAACGCCGTTAGACGAGGTGACGAGGCGTTTATGGCGTTAGACGCTCGCACCCGCGAGCGGTTTGACAACGACCCAGGGGCGTTTGTCGATTTTTGTTTGGATCCGAGCAACCTGGAAGAGTTGCGGAAGATGGGTCTGGCTAATCCGGCGGTTGAAGTGCCGGTTGCGCCAGTGGAGCAATCGTCACCGGTCGCCGAAGGCGAAGCACAGTAGCTTACTTGATAGCTACTGTGCTAGGTGACACCAGAAGGAGCGTAACGAAATGAAGCGAATGAAGGTGAACAAGCGGAAAGCTGCTCGCAGCTTCCGCAAACAAGTTGGAAAGACGAAAGCAGTGAATCTGCGAAACGCGCCTATGCGCGGCGGGTATCGGTTGTAACTTGTAACACCACCCCCGAATGGGGGCCTGAGTATGGCATGTACAAAACCACTGCAAGCTTGGCGTAGCCCAGCTGGTGATATTGTTTTTTACGATAAAGGCGGCGGCGATGCATTAGAGCTGCCGTGTGGCCAATGTATTGGCTGTAGGATGGACCGGGCGAAGGCTTGGTCCATTAGGTGCATGCACGAAGCTGCAATGCACGATAAGAATTGTTTTATTACGTTAACTTATAACGATGAAAATTTACCTAAGCATGGAATGCTTGAGTATAGGGATTTTCAGTTGTTTATGAAACGGCTGCGTAAGCAAGCCAAGAACGTAAGGTTTTATATGTGTGGAGAGTACGGCGACAAGGATGGTCGTCCGCACTTTCACGCATTGTTATTTAATTGGGATTTTCCGGATCGAGTTTTATGGAAGAAAACCGGAGCCGGGGAGCGTCTTTACAGAAGCGCGATATTGGAAGATTTATGGAGATATGGTTACAGTAGTGTAGGCGATGTAACCATGAAAAGCGCCGGCTATGTGGCGCGTTATGTTATGAAAAAAGTTAATGGTGATGCTGCCAGGCACCATTATTATGCTGGGTATGATGAAGATACAGGCGAATGCCTGTGGGCCCCAGCTGAGTTTAATCGAATGAGTTTAAAGCCTGGTATTGGTCAGGCGTGGTTTGATAAGTTTTATCAAGATATTTACCCGGAGGGTAAGGTAGTTTTAGAAGGTGGTAAGAAAGTTAAGCCACCGAGGTTTTATGACTTGAAGTACAAGGCGTTGGACCCAGATAAGTTCGAGGAAGTGCAGCAGAATCGGATACTCAAGGCTTTAGAGCATCGATCTGATAACACACCCGAGAGACTAGCAGTCAAAGAGGAAGTTTTGAAGGCTAGAGTCAAAAACCTAGTAAGGAGTATTTAAGGATGAAATACGTAATTGGAGCGGTACGCGACAGTAAGGCAGATTGTTTCAATCGGCCTATTTTTATGCAAAGCGTCGGTGTGATGATCCGTTCGTTCCAGGACGAAGTTAATCGCGCCTCGGATGATAATCAGATGAATAAGCATCCGGGGGACTTTGCAATTTATGAGTTAGGCAGTTATGATGATGCTACGGCGATCATGGAGATGCATGATCAGCCGAAGCTACTGGTTCAAGCGGACCAGTGTATTGATAAATAAGCCGGTGTTAAAAACGTAGTTTTTGATACCGGAACAAGGGGATCCAGATGGCCAGAATGCATCGTAATAAGTCTGTAGACACGCATAAGTTTGCTATGGTACCGCGGGCAGATATCCCGCGTAGTTCTTTTGCGATTCAGACTACACACAAGACAACGTTCGATGCAGGCTATCTGGTACCTATATTTGTTGATGAAGTGTTGCCAGGCGACACGTTTAATTTGAAGATGACGGCGTTTGCGCGACTCGCAACGCCTTTGTATCCTGTAATGGACAACCTTTACATGGATACATTTTTCTTTTTTGTACCAAACCGATTGGTTTGGGACAATTGGCAGAAGTTTATGGGTGAGCAAGCGAACCCAGGTGATTCAATCGACTATACGGTGCCGCAGTGCCCGACGCCTACAGGCGGTTATGCGATTGGTTCGTTGCAGGACTATATGGGACTGCCAACGGTTGGTCAGGTTACTGCAGGTCAGACTATTAACCACAACGC